GGTCCGGTATCCTCTTCCCATCACCAACGCGATGCTGGCGAAGGCCAACATCCACGAGGGCAAGCCGCGTTACGACAGCGCCCCTAATGTCGCCGCCGACTGGCACGGCGGCGATTTCGGTCAGGACGTGGACATCGCGGAAGCGACCCAGTCCATCGCCAACTGCCACTCCGCCGCCGTCGGCACCGATTACGACCCGCAGCATCAGGAGGGCAAGGGCAAGAACATGACCCCGAAGCTCACCCCGCTCGCGGATATCGGCAAGGACTACGGGGCCTATAGCGGCAGCTCCTACCGCAGCGGACCGATCGAGCCCCGCGCGCCCTACCCGGACAAGACCTCGCCGCCCGTCGTGTCGGCGGTGAGCCCGAACTCGGGCCTCGCCGCAGGCGGCCTCGCCATCACGGTCACGGGCGCGGGCTTCACCGGGGCCACGGGTGTCACCATCGGCGGCACGCCCGCAACCGCCGTGGTCGTGGTGAACTCCTACACCATCACGGCAGTCACCCCGGCCAAAACGGCGGGCACCTACGACGTCCGCGTCACCACGCCCAACGGCACCAGCGCCATCGGCGGTGCCGCCGACAACTTCGTGTACGCATGAGCGGATCGGCCAGACCGAACGACCAGATGCACCTGCCGGGCCTCGGCGTCCCCGTGGACCCGTGGACCGGCTTCGTGCTGAAGCCCGTCGTCACCGAACGCCTCAAGCGGCTCAAGGAGGCTGAGCGGGTTTTCCGCGCGGTCCTCCACGAATTGGACGGAACCACCGAGGGCTCGATGCCGGGCAACCGCCAGATGGCGCTGGCTTTCACGGCGCTGGATCAAACACGGCTGTGGGCGGCGGCCTCGATCATCGAGAGTAGCTGAAGATGCCGGTCTATGTCTTCTACGAGGGCCGCCTGATCGAGAAGCGATACAAGCCCTCGCAGCCCCAGCACGCGCGCAGCGACCTCCCAGCGCCCGCCGTGCAGGGCTTCGAAGCCTACGCCAGCCCCATCGACGCGCGCACCATTTCGTCGCACCGCCAGCGCGACAGGGACTTGCATAATTCCGGCAGCTACGACAAACGCGACACCCCCGCAGAGTTCAGGAGAGCCCAAGATGGCAGGCGAAAATTCGCAAAACGGAGCGCCGCCGAGCCTCCGCGATATAGCTGAGCAGGCCTACGACGATCTCGAAGAAGGTGCCGAGGCCCAAGCCTCCGAGGCCCCGTCCGAGGGCCCGGGCGAGGGCCCGGTCGAAGGGGCTGCCGAAGAAACCCTTGGACAAGACGACCGACCGCGCGATAAAAGCGGGCGTTGGGTGTCCAAATCGGAGGGTACCCAGCCGGGTGAAGCAATCGAGCCCCTCGATCCAGCCCCGAAACCAAAAATTGAAGTCCAGAAGCCGCCAACTGATCCAGCCGCTGCACAAGTAACACCCGCAGCGCGAAGCAATCAGGTCCCGGAGCACTGGAGCGCGGAAGACAAGGCGACGTTCGCCAAGCTGCCGAAAGAGGGCCAGCAATTCCTCCTGAAGCGGCACGGCGATATGGAAGCCGAGTTCACGCGCAAGTCACAGGCGAGTGCGGGAGCAGTCCAGTTCACGCAGGCGCTTGCGCCGGTCTTCAACGACCCGCAGATCGCGGCGTCGTTGAAAGCAGCGGGGGTTCATCCGGTTCAGGCGATCCAAGAATGGGCCTCGTGGCACAGGATGGGAACGTCGCCGAACCAAGAGGATAAATTCAAGCTGCTGGTAGGGCTGACGCAACGCATGGGGCTGGACCCAGCGCGCATTTTCTCCGCTTTGAACCAGCCGCCGTCGGCGACTTCGATGGGTCTCTCGGAAGAGGACCTGAAGGACCCGGCGGTTAAATTCATCGCCGACCATCTCGGCAAGACGCAAAGCAAGCTCGACGCCATCGAGCGGAGCCAGCAGCAAAGAGAACAGCAGGAGCATCAGGCCCGTGCTGTCCAAGGTGTCAGGTATGCTAGGTCGAACATCGACGGTTTCGCGGACGAGAAGTCAAAGGACGGACGCCAGCTCCGCCCCCACTTCGACGCCGTGCTGCCGCTCATCATCGACATGTTCAAGGCCAATCCAAACAGGAACTTGGCCGAGGCCTACGACACCGCCTGCTGGGCTCACCCGGAAGTCAGGAAGCAACTGCTCGCGGCGGAACACTACCGCACGCAGTCGCAGTCTGACGTCGCCCGGGCCCGCATCGCGCAACGGGGCAACACGCGGGGGATCACCACCCCCGTCGCACGCCCCAACGGCGCGGACGGGCCCTCGAAGGGCAGCCTGCGGGATACGCTGGAGCGTTCTGCCGACGAGGTTGGTTTCTGACCTCATAGGAGTGCCACATGGCCGAACCTACCGTCACGCAACTCGTCGCGACCACGATCCAGAACTATCACAAGCAGTTCGCCGATAACGTCTCCAACTCGAATGCCGTGACGGCCCTTCTTCGCGAAGGCAACCGGGTTCGCGTCATCGAGGGAGGCCGCGCGATTGCCTGCCCGCTTACTTACGCAGAAGAGACCTTCGCGTGGTACCTCGGGACCGAATTGCTTTCCCGGGCCACCAAGGAGACCATCTCCGAGGCTCACTACGACCCGGCGAACGCCGTGGCCTCAGTGACCCTCTCGGGCCCTGATCTGGCCAAGAACCGCTCGCGAGAGCGCATCCTCAACCTTCTGGAAGGCAAGCTCGACAACGCCGAAGCCACCATGAAGAACAACATCACCAAAGCAGTCTACGGCGACGGTACCGTTGCAAAATCATTCGTGGGCCTCAAGGGCTTCGTCACCGCCGACGGCCTCGGCACCATCGGCGGCATCGACGCCGGGACGTGGACCTTCTGGAAGAACCAGTTCCAAGTGGTCGCCCGCGCCACGGGCCTTCAGTATCCCGCGCTCAAGGCGGGCATGAACGCGCTGTGGATGAAGCTGATCCGTGGCGCAGAAAAGCCCGACCTGATCGTCGCCGACGGCGAAATCTACTCCACTTACGAAAGTGGGCTTCAGGAGAACCAGCGGTACGCCGACGCGAAGCTCGGCGCGCTTGGTTTTGAAACCTTGAAGTACAAGACCGCGCCGCTGGTGTTCGACGGTGCTGCGACGGGTATCACCGGAGCCTACTACCTCAACACCAAGTACATGAAGTTCGAGATTTACTCGGGACGCAATTTCGAGGCCCTCGACCTTCCCGACCAGAGCCCCGACATGGACGCTGTCACCAAGCACATGGCGTTCATGGGAGCCCTGACGCTGTCCAACCGCGCGATGCAGGGCAGGCTGACGGCTTCCGGCACCTGATCTGCTGAACGGCGGCGGCGTTCGGGGACGTCGTCGCCGTTTTCCCCGCTCCCCGAACGGAGCATCTATGTCTGACACCCCGACACTCGTTCGTTTTTCCTCCGGCTGGGAGCGCGACGGCAACGGCCCCGACGGGTTGCCGCTGTACCGCGAAACCATTCGCGTGCGGATGGATCGGCCTCCATACCTTGCACTTGAGCGCGAGGCCGACGAGACCGACATCGCCGACCATCCCGGGCCCTACGAGCTTTACCAGAAGACCTGCGGGGCCCGCAAAGCCATCGTCGGCTATCCGCTGGCGCTGTGGCCCGCCTGCCCGCCGCATATCTTCCAGATGTGCGCCGTGCGCGACATTCACACCGTTGAACAGCTCGCCCAGCTCATGAGCAAAAAGCGGCGTGCCGAAGCCCTCAAGACCATGCCGCCCGAGATTGTCGAGATCGCCGATCGCGCTGTCACGATGATCGAGCTGCACGGCAAGGCGGGGCAGTACGAGAGCATCGTCACCGACCTGCAAAGCCAGCTCGACGCGGTGAAGGAACAGTTCGCCGAGGCGGTCTCCACCATCGCCGCGCAGAAGACCCTGATTGACGCCCTCCGATTGAAGGCTGCCGCATAATGGCAAGACTGCTCACCATCGTCGATGCCGTGTCCGACGCTTCCTTGGAAATAGGGATCGTGCAACGGCCCGTGACGCTGGTGATCGGCACGGCGGATCAGGACATCGCGCAGATGACGGCCCTTCTTCAAAACGTGGCGGACGAACTGCTGCTTGACCCTCCCTACCGGGAGCAACTTGGCGACGGCAACTGGCTGATCGACACGGGCGGGACGGTCAGAAAGTCCCGGCCCACGTCGGACAGCGACCTCATCCTGTTCGATCCGCGCGTCGTCGTGAACGGCCTGAAGTACCGCTTCCTGAAGGCCAAAGGTCTCGAATATGGCGAGGAACAGCGCGACTTCATCGTCAGGCTCAACAAGATCGCGGGCCGCAACGCGCCCGTGATCGACCTCAACGAAGACCCGGGGCGCGTGCAATGAAGATGTTCCCCGCCGGAGCCTTGCCGCTCAAAAATCGCCGGGGTACGCCGACGCGGCTTCTCAACAAGGGTCGCCCGGCGGCGAAGGTCGCGCACTTCAGCGCGCCGCTGAAAGGGCTCTCCAAGTTTGCTGAACTCAGCGAGACCGACCCGATGCTGGCGTCGATCCTGACCAACTGGCTCCCGCTCGACGACCGCATTGCCGTGAGGCCCGGCTACATCAAGCTGGGGCAAATTGCTGCAAATACCCCGGTCTCGACGCTCGTGCCCTACTACGGCAGCGCCACGCATAAATTGGCGGCGGCCTCTGGCGGCAAGTTCTACGACACCGCAGGCGTCGTGATCGGGCCCGGGCCCTATGGCGGCGATGACTGGGCGTGGATTTCGTATAGCGACTTAGGTGCCACCGATTACACCTTGATGGTCAACGGCCACGACGGCGTGGTCTCGTGGGACGGGACGACGTTCACCGCTGAAGTCATTACCGTCCCCACCGCCGAGACGTGGATCAACCCGCTGCGGTTCGATAAAGTTCTTTCGCACATGAACCGGCTGTGGTTCGCCGACAGCGACAACCTCGCGGTCTACTATCTCCCCATCGGCCAAAAAGCCGGGGCCGTCGAGCTGTTTCCGCTCGATGTGCTGTTCAAGCGCGGCGGTCACATCGAGGCCCTGCATACATGGTCGATGGACGGCGGCACCGGCCTCGACGACGCGCTGGTGATCTTCTCCAGCAACGGCGAGGCGGTGATCTACAGCGGCGTTGACCCCGAAAGCGATTTCAAGCTGGTCGGCATCTTCCGCTTTGACGCGCCGATGTCGCACAACAGCGTGCTGAACTTCGGCGGCGATCTCTATGTCATGATCGCGACGGGCCTCGTGCCGATGACGACACTCATTCGTGCCGAGGTGGAGAACCTCGGCAAGTCCGACATGAGTGTCATGGACGAGTTCCAGACCATCACGAAGACCAACCGCGACAGCTTCGGGTGGCAGGTCATCCTCAACAGCCAGACCGGGCACGCGATCTGCAACATGCCGCTCAACAACGGCAAGTACCAGCAGATGGTACGGAAGATGCCGGGGCAAATCTGGGCGAAATGGTCTGACATTCCCGCGCGGTGCTGGGGCTGGCTCAACAACCATACTTATTTTGGCGATGATTTCGGCGGCATCTTTTTGGGTGGGACCGAGTATCTCAGCGACAACGGCAAGGCCATCGAGGCCGACGTGCGCTTCGCGTGGAGCGGCTACAAGAGCGTCGCCAAGAAACAGTTCAAGATGGTGCGGCTCTACACCCTGACCGACGGTCTGGTGCGGCCCTTCATCGACATGGAGGTGGACTACGACACCACCCGCCCGACCAACCAGCCCGAAGTGTCCACAGCACCTGCGGGCGATGCCGTCTGGGACGTCGCGATCTGGGACGTGGACTATTGGGCCCTCAACGCGGTGCCACGGCAAAACTGGCAGGGTGTCACGGGCCTCGGACGCGTGGGGGCTCCGCGCATCCGCGCCAGCATCCTCGGCTGCACCTACGCGATAACGGGCATCGACGTGATCTACGAACCGGGAGGGCTGATGTGAAAATTCATTTCGGCGATCTCCCCGAGGACGCGCAGGCGATGCTGACGAACCACCTTCGCGTGGACTTCCGGCATTGCGACTTCAGGGCCCCGCGCTGGTTCTCGGCGTGGGCCCGTAATATCCACGGCAATATAGCGGGTATCTTCGCCATCGAATTTCCGTTCTGGTTCGAGGGCCGCGTGACCATCATGGTGCTCGACCCCCGCTGCATGTCGCGAAGAGTGCTGCGCGCGATCTTCACGGCGGCTTTTACGCAGGCAAGGCGGCTTACCGCCGAAGTCGAGCCGGATAACCGCCGGGCCCTGCGGCAAGTGCAGCGGCTGGGATTTATTTACGAGGGCTATCGCCGTCTCGGGCTCGAAGGCTCGCGCGACACGCTTGTCTACGGCATGCTGAAGGACGACTGCAAATATCTCCCGGGCTATAAGGGCCCGACCGTGATCGCCAACCCGACGTTGTCTGCCGACGTCTACGAGCGAGTACACTGATGGTCAGCCAACCCGATCCTCCCAACCCGTATGCGACTGCTGCTGCGCAGAGTTCCGCGAGCCAAGCCGCGAGCCAGTTCAATACCGTCGGCAGCAACGCCAATGAAATAAATCCATACGGCACGGTGAGCTATCAGGCCATCGAGCAGGTCCCCGTCTACACCAACGGCCAAATCTCGGGTTACGCGCCGCGCTATCAGCGAACCACCACGCTTTCTCCCGACCAGCAGAAGCTCATGGGGCTCGAAACCCAGAGCAAGTACAATCTGGGAACGACGGCGGTCGAGCAGTCCGCGAAACTCCGCGACCACCTCGGCCAGAACATTGATACTTCGTCGTGGACGCCGTGGCAGACGGGGCTCCAGACGCAAAATACGCGGCAGGATCAGGGCCCGACGGATCGGGCTTCCATCGAAAAAGCGATGATGGATAGCTACAACCGAAGCGTCGCGCCGTCGGAGAAGGCCCAAGAGGCGCAGATGGCGGCGCGCGGCCTCTCGCCCGGCGGCAAGGGCTACGGCAACTACATGATGCAGCGTGACGACAACCGTGCCGAAGCGGCCCGCCAAGCCTATCTCGGCTCCGGCAACGAGAGCCGCGCCGCCGAGGGGGCCTACAACGCCGCCGCGACGCAACGCTACAACATGGATCAGTCGCTCGCGAACTACTACAACGCGCTGCGCGGCAGCCAGATGCAGGAGAGCTTCGCGACCCGCAACCAACCGATCAACGAGATCACGGCTTTGATGAGCGGTTCGCAGGCGACCATTCCGCAGTTTCAGCCGTTCCAAGGCGCGCCGGTGCAGGCCCCGAACATCGCGCAGTACATCAACGACAACTACAAGGCCCAGAGCAACGCGGCGTCGCAGACCAATGCAGGGCTCTTCGGGCTCGCGGGTGCGGGCGTCAAGGGCTACTTCGGCGCATAGGAGATTGAGCCATGAGTTCGAGCGGCGGCAGCTATCAGGGCCCGATAGCCTCTTCGGCGGGGCCCGCGATCCCGAACCTGCCCGTTGCAGGCGCGGACAGCACGATCGGCGATCCCTTCAAGTACGGGAGATTTCAGAATTTCCTGCCGGATATCCAAGCCGAGGGCCGCAACCCCAGCGCCACGGGTTTAAGGCCCGACATGTTCACTTATCGGGGCCCCGACGGGTCTTCGGGCCCGGGCCCCGGCATGGCGGCGGCTTCGAACGGCGGAGACGCCAATCTCAGCGGTCAAATCCAAGGGCTGCGCGATCAGTTGGCGCAGTTACAGGCGTCATCGCAGGCCAACAACGTGACATGGCCCGGCGGCGCGCAGCGGGTCGGCAACGACCCCATCGACACATGGACGAACAGGAGCTGATTTCGGTGGCCCAGCAATACGACCTGCCGCGCAAGAATAACCGGATCAACCTGCAAACCCCGGCGCAGCGGCCCTATGTGTCGAACGCCGTGCCGGTGCCGCCAGCGCAGCCGTCGGTGCCGCTGGCGACAAAGGGTGATCCGCGCGGCAAGATAGCGGTCATCCGCGCGGCGGCTGAAAAATACGGGGTCAACCCGGACGTCGCGGTGAAGGTGGCGAAGTCCGAGGGCTTGGCGCAGTTCTACGGCGACAACGGCGCGTCGGGCGGCGCGTTTCAACTCTTCACAAAAGGGGGCCTCGGCAACGAGTTCCAGAAAGAGACGGGACTTAATCCGCTCGACCAGAAAAACGAGGACGCCACCATCGACTACGCGATGAGGCGCGCGTCGCAGGACGGCTGGGGCGCGTGGTACGGCGCGGCGAAAGTCGGCGTCGGAAAGTACGACGGGATCAGCGGGAAAGCCACGCCGCTCGATCCGACGCCCAATGTCGGCGGCGGCGAGGAAAGTTACAAAACGCCGTTGGTTGACCCCACCCCGAACGTTGGCAGTGGCGAGAGCGACTACAAGGCCGACACGCCTGACGACGACAAGAAAGACAAAAAGAAGAAAACCAATTGGGGCGAAGCCGCTGGCGAGGGTCTGGAGAACGTCGGCAAGGCCTACGCCGCCGGGGCCAAGAGCGTAAAAGATGCTTCGAACTCAGGCCTCGTCCCCAACCCGGTCCTGCCGATACCTCAGGGCCCGGTGCCGATGTTCGACGCCAAGCGTGCCGAACTACAGCGGCAGCAACTGGCAATCGCGATGCAACGGCTCAATAGCGGAAGGTTAGGCTGATGGCGATCTTCGCATCGACGACCACGTCGGGCTACAGCGACCCGCTGAAGGCGTACTCGATCAAGGCGCTCGAACAGCGCCAGCGCGATATGTTGCAGCAGCAGACCCAGCAACCGCAGGCGTTCACGCCCGAGAACACGCAGACGCCGCTTCAGGGCCTCGCGCAGGTCGCCAATGTCGGCGTCGATGCTTTCCGGCAGCGGCGCACCGACGATGCCGTTGCCGCGCAAAAAGACGAACTATCGAAGCTGATCGCGGGCACCCCTGCGGGGCAGGATTTGAGCCCGCAGGCGCAGGCGCGAATGGCTGTCATCGCGCCCGATATGTACAAGGAAGTGGTTTCGACCATCGCGGCGCGGCGTGCCCAGCAGGAGTTGTTCGCCCAGCAGGAGAAAACGCAGCAGGCCGGTTTCAAGCACGCCGACCAAGCCCAGATCGACGCGGAAAACCGTCTTCAGGCGCGGCCCACCGACGAGCCGCTCGTCACGCTGCGCCGGGCCTTCGACCGCAAGGAAATCAATCAGGAGGAATACGACGCCCGCAAGAAGAACCTGCTCGCGCCGAAAGTGAACGAACAGAAGTTCGTCAAAGACCTGCAAGAGCAGAGTGTCGCCGGGCAGTCGCTGCTGGCTTCGCTGGACGAAGCGAAAGCCCTAACCGAACACCCCAAGGGTATCCACTCCGGGGGCGGCGCGGGCTTCATCCAAGGTGTCGGCGAGATGGTCCCGAAATCCTTGCAGGGCGTAGCCAGTGCCGCAGGGCTCGACCCGGAGACCGTGTCGAACACGCAGCGTTACAACCAGATCATGGGTGAGCAGGCGCTGGAGCTGCTGAACAAGATGAAAGGCGCGTCCTCGGATCGGGACGTTCAGGTCAACTTCAAGATCGTGAACGACCCGGCGGCCACGCTGGAGAACAAGCGAAAAGCCCTTGGCCGGATGCGCGACCGGATCGCCACGCTTCTGGAGCTTCACAACAACACCATCAAGGAGGCGGGCGGCACGGTGCCGACGCTCTCGACGGCGGGCAGCGGCGGTGCGGCAACGCCTGCTGCAACGGGCGGGGGCGGAGACGCCAACGCTGAAGCCAAGGCATGGCTGGCCGCCAACCCCAACGATCCGCGCGCCGAGGCGGTGCGGAAGAAGCTGGGAGGCGGGTAATGGCTTTCGATCCCGACGCTTTTCTCAAGGGCTCTACCCCGGCGGCTACGGCGTTCGATCCGGATGCCTTCATCGAGGGCCCGAAGTCGATCGGTCGCGCGGCCCAAGACCTGACCCCGGAGCAGGAGTACCGTCAGAAGCTGGTGCAACGAAAGCTGGAGACCGAAGGCGAGCCCGGCTACGGCTACCGCTTCAAGGACAATTTCACGATGGGCCTCAATCGCCCGATCAGCGGCGTGGCGGCGCTGCCCGGCGCGGATGCGCCCGAGGGTATTTCCGCTGGCGAGAAGTGGCGCGCGGGCGTCGGGGCCGAGGAAGACTACGCAAGGCGCGCTGACGCGAACACCAATCCCTATGCGGGTGCCGCCGTGGATATCCTCGGGGGCCTCGCCACCGGAGGGCCCGGCGCGGCGCTCTCCCGGAACGTGGGTAAGGTTGCCGTCGAGGCCCCGTCCAAGCTCGCCAAAATCGGCAGGTGGATGATGGGCAACATGGGTTCCGCCGGTATCGAAGGCGCGGCCCGGAACGCCGAAAGCGTGCCGAATGCGCTGGTGGGTGGCGGCGTGGGGCTCGTTACCGGCGGCGTGACCGGCGGCGTGGTCGGGGCCGGGGCGAAATACCTGCCCGGCGTGCGCGGGGCCCAGAAGGAAGTCAACGAAGCCGTTCGTGAAGGAGGCTCCAAGGGCCTCAAGGAAGAAGGCGGGCAGCTTTACCAGAAGCTCGATCAGGCAGGCATCAAGTTTAGCGGCAACGAGACCCCAAAGCTGGTAACGGACACCGCGCAGACGATGGCGAACAAGGGCTTCAACAAGGAGGTCCACAAGGAGCTGATCCCGGCGCTTGAACAGATCGGGGCCCTGAAGGGTCAGCCCGCGACGTGGACCCAGCTCCAGAACATCCGCACCCAGATCAGCGACGCAAAAGCCAGCGACGACAAGCGGGTGCGGAGGATGGCGGGGCACCTCGGCGACGTCTTGGATAACTTCGTGGAGACCGCCCGACCGACGCTGCCGCCTCGCAGCATCGGCATCAACGTCGGCGCGGAGAGCAAGACGGCCAGAGACCTATGGCGACGGGGCTCGCAGGCCGAGACCGCCGAGTTTCTCGCTGAGAAGGGCATGCTCACAACCGCCGACACGACCAAAAAGCTGCGAACGAATTTCGGTGCGGAGCATGACAAGGCCCTTAACCCGAAACGCTTCAGCTCGTTCCAGAACGAGCCGACGAAGCTCGCGAAGATCGCGGAGATCGCCAAAGGCGACCCCCGACTGACGGGTGCCTCGGATTTCTTGAGTAAACAAGGCGGCAACCTTCTCAGCTTCGGCACCCTTGGTTTGGCAGGCGGCGGCGGGGCCCACTATTTCGGCAGCGACTACGGCAGTCCGATTGGCGTCGGCGGCGCGACTTCACTGGGGCTCGGGCTTCTCGCCAAGGGTGGGGCCCGTCAACTGAACAAGACGATCGCCAATCGCGGTGCGGCGCGCGTCGATGATCTCGTTCGTAATATCACCACCGGCGCTACCGACCGGAACGTCATCAACACGCCGCGCGAGGCTCTCGCGAAAATCCTCGCGGCGGAGCAGGTGAAACGCGCCGGGGCCCGCTACAGCAGCAACTTCTTCGACAAGGAATAAAGCACATGGCAAAAACCACCGCCGACGTTCCCCCGCAGGTCGCATCCGAATATTCCAAGGCCCGAAGGCCCGAGGCAATATCCGAAGCAGACGCGAACGGCTACACCAAGACCAAGAAAATGCAGAAGGGCGCGAAGAGCCCCAGCCAATTCGGCCTGCCGAAGTCGCCCGGCAAGGGCATGCAGATGGGCGGCCCGCCGCCGATCCGGCTGCACGTCACGATGGTCAAGGACACTGACAAAGACAGGATGTAAACCGATGCCGTTCAACGGTTCAGGCGTTTTCCAGCGGGTCCGCAACTGGGTGGCCGACGCCACCGCTGGCGTCAAAATCCGCGCCGACTACCACGACAGCGAGGACGACGGCTTCGCGGCAGGGCTTTCCAACTGCATCACGAAAGACGGCCAGACCATCGTCACCCAGAACATCCCGATGAACAACAAGCGGATCACGGGCCTCGCCGACCCGATCAATCCGCAGGACGCGCTAACCAAGGCTTACGCCGATAGCGGCATCACCGGCAAGGTCGCCAAGGCTGGCGACAGCATGAGTGGCGATCTGACGATCCAAAAAGACAACCCGACGCTACAGTTGGACAGCACGGCAGGGTCCTCCGGAGTATTTATCCGGGGGTCGTCCGCCACCAAGCAACGCTGGGCGATGCGCCTCGGCAACGGCGCGGTGGAAAGCGGGGCCAACGCCGGTTCGGATTTCGACCTGCTCAACATCGCCGACGACGGCACGACGCTAATCGGGACAGCGTTGAGCTTCAGCCGCGCGACAGGGCTCGGCACCGTCAAAGGCTTGGCCGTCACCGACGCTACCCCCTCCACCACGCCCGCCACCGGGGCCTTGACGGTCGCGGGCGGCATGGGCGTTGCGGGCACGCTCTGGGGCCACACCCTCGACGCCACCACCGCCATAAACTCGCAAGGCACCATGTCGGTAGGCTCTAATTTTTCGGTTGGCGGTCAGGCGGACCTGCTGGGCGCGCTGAATGTCGGTTCCGGGCCCGGCGCTTTGAACGTGTTCGCCGCTGGCGGCGCGCGGCTACGCGGCGTCGTCGGCGCGGCCATTCCCGGCTCCAGTTGCGGGCTCGCCATCGCCTATGTCGGCGGCGGCACGCAGTACGGCATCTGCCTGAGGCCCCAGATCGACGGCACGCCCGCGTTGCTATTCACCAACTCGGGCGAGGTGGCGGTCGGCCAGATCGCCTGCACCGCAAGCGCCACCTCCTACCTCACCACGTCGGACGAACGCCTGAAGGAAGACCTTAGGGCTATCGACGCGGGCAGCGTCATCGACAAGATCGACGTCTATGATTTCGCGTGGAAGAAAACCGGCGAGCGGGCTTGTGGCGTGATCGCGCAGCAGGCGCAGGCGGCTTTCCCGGGGGCCATAAAATACACCGAAGAGCTGGATTGGTGGGGCGTTGACTACTCGAAATATGTCCCGCTGCTGCTGCAAGAGGTCAAGGCCCTGAGGGCCCGGGTGACTGAACTGGAAGGGGCAACCTGATGCATCAGGCCATCATCCACGTCGATCCGACCGGGCCCTCCACGGTCGGCTTCGCGCAGGCGGCGGGGATGCCGGGGGATATCAAGTTCGACTTCAAGACGCAGGGCAACCTCGCCTACCCCGAAATCGCCAGCCTGTACCCGCAGCTCATCCTGCGGCCCTTCACGAGGCCCGAGACCTACGCCTACGACATCGAGATCAACGACCCGGTAGGCGCTTCAGGGATTGCCGTGGTTCCCGGCGTCGTCATGAACGACCGCTTCAACGTGGAGGTTTACGCCCGGAACTCGACCGGGCAACCGCAGCGGATGCTGGCTTATGGCCGGGTGGACCTCAACGGCTACGCCTATGTCAGGTCCGGGCCACTGGGCCCGGCTTCCTTCCCGACGGGCCCCAGCGGGCCAGCGGGCCCCGTGGGTGCGACGGGCGCGCAGGGCCTTCCCGGAGACCCCGGCATGCGCGGATCGCGCTGGTACACCGCCGTAGGGCCCCCCAACATCACCGTGCCCGACGACCGGGTGGAGGGCGACATGTACCTCGACGAGAGCAATGGCGACGTCTACCGCTGGACGGCGGCGGCGGGGTGGTCGGCGTTCAAGGGAGCGTGATCTTCCATGTGGAGCGGCGAAACCAACATCCGGGGCCCGCAGGGCGTCAAGGGCGACCAAGGCGATCAGGGCCCGAAGGGTGACACTGGTCCGCAGGGCATCCAAGGCGAGACGGGTGCCGACAGCACCGTGCCGGGGCCCAAGGGCGACCAAGGCGACACAGGCCCTCAAGGTATCCAAGGCCCTCAGGGCATCCAAGGCGCGCAGGGCGAGCCCGGAGCCCCGGGTGCGCCCGGCAGCGGCGCGGGCGATGTGCTGGGGCCCGCAGGGGCAACCAACGACGACATCGCGCTGTTCAACGGTCCGACCGGAAAAGTCCTGAAAGACAGCGGCACGACGATAACCACCCTGCGGACGGAAGTGCGGCCCATCACGGCGGGCGGCACCGGCGCGAACAACGCGCACGATGCGATGATCGCGCTGTCGGGCGAGATCGC